TAACGCGGCCGTATTCCGAACCTTGCTTAGCTTAGATGCTTTATTAAAAATGTTGGGCAAGTGTAGAGAGAGGTGTTTCCACCCCCCTCAGCTTGCTTAATAAATTAAAGAGAACATCGACGTTGACCAAGGATTATAATAAGGGCTCCGAAAAGGAGTTGACACCCTCACCACACTTGCCTTGTATACTAGACTACCCAGGCTCAGCAGCCACGACTTATTGTTATGCGCAGCAAATGCAATACTGAGATACTGGGCATAAGCCTAGTGTTCCTCTCTGGGAAATCCCAGAGGTTCGCCGATCGCGGGAGGTATAACTCCTCCCGACTTATTTTGTCGTTGAGCGGAATGGACGTGAGAGCCGTTCCCACCGACGAATAAGCTTAAGACCCTCCCCCAACCGATTAAGGTTAGGAGTGGCCGTAAGCCGATCCATAGATGGTATTGCTCCGATCTTCTCCTCAATCTCTTGAAGAGCCGACCACAACTCTGGAAGATGGTCAATAACTCCATCTCCAAGAGCTGTCACTCTGGCACGTAAAGTCTGAACCGCCTCCATAGCCTCCACGAAAGGATCCTTGTAAACAACGGTATCAAGCAGCCAAAGAACATCCGAAGGGATGCCCTTTAAACCAGGATGATAAGGGAATCTACCAAGATCACTCCCATGGGGGATCAGGTGTCCCTGTTTCTCGAAGTTATCGGGGTCGAACGGCTCGCACAACCCTTTCACTATCCTATCCATCCGAGATAAAACCTCTTTTACCTCAGGTCCTAGTAATAGCTCCTTAGCCTTCAATAGGGCCCCATCAGTCACTTTGTAAGTAGACTGGAGAGACCGCATTGTTAGCCAAGGTAATACTCCTTGGAACAGAGACATTGACGGTCCATGATACGCTACCAGGTAGTTTCTCAATCGAGACGGAAGGGACCACAGACGCTTCGTCAGTGACCCCGTTGCCTTGTATCCGTAACCCAGGAACTTAGCATAAGCCCCTAGGCCCATACCGTACTTCCGACACAACTCCAACCCCGCAGATAAGTTCTTCCGCGAGACCAAAAGCTCTGCCAGAGATACAGCTGAGACGTCGTTCCCTTTAAAGAACGTACGCTTTGCGAATTCAAGGCAAGTTCCATCCCGTGAGACCAACGACTTGTGCGCTCCAATCTGGACCCCTAGGCCCTTCATGATCGCAACATAGGCGTCAGCCACCTGTCCCCCCATTATCACAATATCATCACCTAATACTGCGTAATGACGGTACCAGCTCCACCCCTCTTGATTACGAATACATACTTGATACCAAGCCCATTGCACTATACAATGGTGAGTCAGGGCCAGCATGGCCCAAGACGAAAGCGCTCCCATCGGTTGCCCGGTGGCATAGCGTTGAGGTTGTAAGGACCCAACGCCATACTCATCTTTAAGATATATGTAATAATCTCGTGCAACTAATAGAGACGCCCACGCCTTGGCTAGACGCGGTCCAAGGACCGGGCCTAGCAATGCGACCTGAATCGCCAACGGTAATCGA